AGAAACAAAATCACGTTCTACAAAAAGAAAGATACCAAGAAGCAATAACATATTTAAAAGGTTTTAATGAATAAAACAATAATAAACAATAATAATTAACTAAATAACAATTAACAATTATGGCAAGTCCGGTATTAAACAATGGAATTTTCCTTAGAGATACAGCCTACAAGGCTAGTTCTCACGTTGATTCTTATCACCTAACCCAAATGCTTGGATCTTCTGAGCCTATGGATATGGGACCAGTTGATCTTTGGGCAATGACCCAAAAGGTAGAAATGCCTTTGTATCAAATGGCTTCTTTTGGTGGAAAGAACACAATCTTAGTAGACAACGCTCGTGGTGAGTACAAATGGCAAACGCCAATTGCACAAGACCTACCTTTTGTAGTGGCAGACATTGAGCCTACACTTACAGAAAAAGGTATTGACGGTACTACTTTTAAAATCAAAATATCTAAAAGATCTTTTGGACATGGTGATATTATTACTTATGATAAGTACAATGGTTTAGAATTATACATTACAGCAGATGATATTATCCCTGCAGGTGATGGATTTATCTACACTGTACAACTTGTAAATAATAATAGTGCTGTTTCATTAGACAATGCTTACTTGGCACCAGGAACTAAATTCTTTAGAAAAGGTTCTGCACGTGGTGAGTATGGTGAAAGATTCTCAGACATTGAAACTGGATCTGGATTCCGTGAGTTCTACAACTTTGTTGGTGGAGCTGAAGCACACGTACACTATTCTATTTCTAGCCGTGCTGATCTTATGATCAAAGGTGGTTTGAATGCTGATGGTACTGTGCCTGTAACAGAAATCTGGAGAAACTTTGATGAGTCTGGAGATCCTTCTGTATCTTCTATTGAAAGCTTAGTAGCATCTATGGGTAAAGCAGGTGCACGTGAAGCAATGGAAGATGGACGTTTATCAAGAACGTTTGTTACTAACATGGAAGCTGCTCACTTGAGTAAGATTGCAAATGATATTGAAACTTACCTAATGTGGGGTAAAGGTGGTAAAGTAAAACAAGACGGACCAGATGACATCAGATTGTCTGTAGGTTTATGGTCTCAGTTGGATAACTCTTTCAAAAGAGTATACAACAAGTCTTCATTTACTTTGGATATGTTTAAGTCTGAATTATACAACTTCTACCAAGGTAAAGTTGAATTTAAAGGACCAGACCCACAAAGACAATTGGTTGTACAAACTGGTATTGGTGGTATGCAACTAATCAACAAAGCTATTGCTGATGAAGTATATGGTTCTGGATTAGTTCAAAATGCATCTGATATTGGTGCTGTGAAAGGATCAGGAATGGATCTTGACTTTGGTTTTGCTTACACAAGCTTTACTATTCCTTTCTTAGCTAACGTTAAGTTTGTATTGAATCCAGCATTTGATAACTTACATACTAATGATGTAGAGAATCCATTAATTGATGGAAGACCTTTGAGCTCTTACAGCTTCATCATCTTTGACGTAAGTGAGAATGGAAATGATAACATTCACTTGTTGAAATTGTCATGGGATAATCAACTTAAGTGGTTCTACCAAAATGGTACTATGGACTATATGGGAAGAACTCAAGGATTTGCATCTACAGGTAACTTCAATGGTTATAGAGTATATATGACTCAAACCATGCCAGCTATTTGGGTTAAAGATCCAACTAAAGTTCTTAAGATTGTAATGAGAAACCCTGTAACAGGAGGATCATTCTAAGAATATTAATAATTAAAAGGGGAGGTTGGTAAAACTTCCTCCCTTTTTTTATTTAAAAAAGTGTTATTTAATTCAAATAACTTTTGCTAGTTTATCTAGCATTAGAAATATTAATAATAAATGTACAAATTATTGTACTTTTGAGTTAAACATAAACATTATTAATTTTTAAAAACCAAAGAAAATGAGTGATTACACTATTGTAGAAAAGTATCAGCAGAATAAAAACACTGCTATTGCAATCAGACCTTTTTTTAATCCCAATAAAGATAATATGGGATTACAAAATTATGGAATGGCTTTGCATGAAGGTGTTTGGCATGAAGAATCTTTAGCTTGTCTGGAGATGAACGGAGTAAAAAGATATCTTACGGGATTGAATGAATTTGCTCCTGAAGTAAAAAGATTATCTCCTGGAGAGAGAGAAATTAAAATTAAAGAAATAAGAACTACTGTAGCACAATTGGAAGCAGAATTAGCAGCTAATGTTATAGATGTTGAAGATAAAGACTTCTGGAATAAAGTAACATTACTTAAGCCTGATAATGATTCATTTTGGTCACGTATTAGTTTAAGATGTGGTAATGATCCAGTTTATTTAGATCCTGCAAAAGACTCTTATGATTTAATTAAAATTCATGCTATTAATGCAGGTGGTTTTGCTATGGTTGGTAGATCTTTAAAAGAAGCAAAGAAAGCAGTAAATGCACCTAAGTTTTATTTAGATCAATTGGAAGAAACCATTAGTGAAAGAACTGTATATACTAAACTTAGAAACAGAGCATTGTCAGAGTTACAAAAACTTTATGATACTGACATTACTAAGTTGATGTATGTTGCAAAAAGTGTTGACATGGAAAGTGTACAATACACTAAATCAACACCAAATGACATCATGTATGAAAATATGGATATGTATATAAATGGTGAAGGAACTGAATCAAATAGCAAAAGAGCTGCACAACAGTTTTTAGATGCTTCTAAAGATTCAATGGAAAATCTTAAAATTAGAGCTCTTGTTAAAGATGCTTTATTTTATAGATTTATACTACCTAAATCTTCAGGTTGGATTGAAACAATGGATAGTTCAGAAAAGCTAGGTAAAAGATCTAGTGAAGTAATTGAATATCTAAAGAATCCTGCAAATGAAGATACACTATTAAGTTTACTATCCAAGGTTGAACCTTACTGGAACTCGTAAACTATAAATAATGAATAATCAGACTCTACAAATTAAATTAAAGCAAAGACTTAACAAGCTTGCCAGTAATGACTATGATAATATAGAATGCTGGCAAGTTGTAGAGGCTTTTAATAAAGCTCAGGTGGAATGGGTAAGACGTCAATTGCATGGTAACAATATGTTCCGTGAAGGAGATGAGATGTCAAAAAGAAGAATAGATGATTTACAGATTCTATTAGAAGAAACAAATCTACCTGGTATACAACTTGATAACTTTTTTGAATCTACTGCCATTCCTGCTAACTATATGGAATTCAAAAGGATATCTGCATTTGCTACAAGTGAATGTTGTCCTGAGCCTAGATCAATGACAGTTTATCTTGCTGAAGAAGCTAATGTAGATTTGCTTATGAGAGATCCTTTGAAGAGACCTGATTATGAATGGGGTGAAACATATTGCACATGGATTGGTAATGATGTTAGAGTATACAGAAGAGATTTTAATATTACTGATGTTAATTTAACATATTACAGACAACCAACTCTTATTGAAATAGCAGGTTGTCAAAATCCTTATGATGGCACCACTACAGCTACAGATGTAGAAGCTGATTTTAAAGATGATATAATGGAATTATTATTAGATGAAACAGCAGCTATAATTGCAGGAGATATAGAAAACTTTAATCAGTATACAACTAATCAGCAAGATGCTGAGAGAAATAATTAATTATGGATTATAAAAGACCTTTAAAACCAAAAGAGAATTCTAAATCAAGTTTATCTAGACCATCTGTAAAAAAAGCTTCAATGGAAAGATCTAATGAAATGAAAAAGGTTGATGCAATTACTTCTGATCTTGTTGTTGAAATAATGAATGCTAGAACTAGTTTTCACAAATTGCATTTACAAGTTACAGGAGATGGATCATTTGCACAACATAAAGCATTAAATGAAATATATGATGCTTTACCAGATCTTATAGATACTGTAGCAGAAGGATATCAAGGAGCGTGTGAAGTAATATTAGCATATCCTGATAAAGCACCTGTTACTTTAACTAGCGTTGAAGGTGCTATTGAATATCTTAGGTTTTTGTCTTCTCAGGTTGACAACGCTCAAGCAGTAATACCACATACTGAAGTTGTAAGTAATTTAGATCTTATTAAAGATGAAATTAACGCAGCTAAGTATAAATTATTATTTCTTAGTTAATTGGTAAATTAAAAGAAAAATTGTATATTATATATGTGCAATGACGCACAATTATATATTTGTTAAATTTAAATTAGAAAAAAATGGCTTATTTTAATCATGCTTTTTATAAAAGCTTTTTAGCATCAGACGCAAGTGCTGCTGATGGAACAAAAACTTCTGCATTGGCTCCTGGTCAATTGGCATTAGTTGACGGTAAAGACTGGACTGCTCATGCAGGTGGTGCTTTCCCTACACCTGGACTTGCTTATTTAGTTCAAGGTTCTTTACATGCAAGTGACAGTATTGGTGGTAACAAACATCATGGTGGTTACGCTGAATCTGTAAAATCAAAAGGAATTAACCCAAAATACTTAACAAGAGTATGGGAATCTTCTTGTGTTGAGGCTACTCCAGCAACAGTAGAAATTGAAGTTGGTCCTAAGTGTGCACCATGTGGTTCATCACTTTTCATGAGACTTGACGTTAAAGGTGCTCCTGCATTACGTTTCTTAAATCACAATGCTTATGCTGTTGGTGATTCTGCTGGTGTATGTTGTATTGATGGTCAAGAATTTGTTGATCCTGCATTAGCACTTGCTGAAGCTGCAAGAATGTTGCTAGCTGACCCAATCATTGAACCTTTTGTTAAAGAAGCTGTAGGTGGTGGTGTATCAATTACTACTAGTGCTTCAGGTGCTCCTGTAACTACTATATACACAATTGAAGATGCATTAAATGGAACTTACGTACCATCTACTGATCCAGTAGCTGATGCAGTTTCTGCTAAAGTTGCTTTTGTTGGTGCTTATGTAGACACTAAGTTTGGAGATTGTTCTTTTGATACACGTGATTACTTTGGTAAAGAGCCAATTCAATTGGTAGCTTCTATCATGGATGAAACTGGTAACCCATGTAATGATTGTGGAACTGTAGTAACTACTCCAGGTACTATGCAACAAAAGACTGGTGAGAGCGTTTTAAGAAACGTTCTATTGACAGAGTCTTATGGCCAAGCTCCTTTCCATCAAGGAAACACGGATGCACAACGTATGCGTGAGATTGAAGGATCTGAGGAAGTAATTGGTGCTGTTGATCGTTCTGCTTTATACAAAGCTTACTATGTACAACACAGTATTCCACGTCTAAACAATGCTACAAGCGTATTTGATAATGATCAGTATGTTTATGAAATCTTTGTTAAATGTGATGACGATGATACTCAAGGTGAGGTTGAAGCATTATTGGATATATTGATTGCTGCAGCTGTAGCTTCAGGAAACCCAATTGTAAGAGAAGATTCTATTGATCAATAAATATTAGATAACTCTAAATAATGAAGGGTGAGGGAGAAATCTCTCACCCTTTTTATTTTATAATTAGATCTTTTTTTGTATATTATTACTGTAGCATAATAGTTTTATTTAATCAAAATAATCATGGCAGATAAGCACATACTAAGTTTAGAGGTTCCAACAGTAGCAAATTGTGAGGTGCTATCTATAAAAGATACAAGCCAATATTCATCTAAGCTTAACGTAGATTGTGGTGAAATATTTATTACTCCTCCTGGATATAATGCACCAGCTATTATAAAAGTAGACCCAAATTTTGATGTTACTTTAAATGGGTGTCTTTTAGGAACTCAAGTTGATAATTGTGGTACAATGAGAACACAATTACCTGATGGAATATATATAATTAAGTATGTTGTTTCTCCAGGATTAAAAGTTTTTGTAGAGTACAATCATTTAAGAATAACAAATCTACTTACTTTATACTATGAAACTCTTTGCCATATTGATGTAAAGGATTGTGAACCCCATAGTGAAAGAAAAGATTTAATTGATGAAATGAAATATATTAGAACTTTGATAGACGCAGCTGTAGCTAAAGTAGAATATTGCAATAGTCCATCAGAAGGTATGTCTTTATATGATTATGCTAAGAAAAGATTACAAAAGATATCTTGCAAAGTTGTAGGGTGTTAAATTAAAAACCAATAAATTATGTGTAAGCACTGTAACAAATCATTTAGTTGTGGGTGTCAAAAAACAAAAGCTTCAAATGGGGTTATTGTTCACAAGACATGTCTTAAACAATATGAAGAAGCTTTAAAAAATAGCAAATAAACAACATGGATTCTGCATTAGAAAAAACAATACACACTCAGCAAAAATTTGCAACAGCAGTGTATAAAAATTTTATGTCATTAAGATATGGAATGGAACCTTGTTGTGTTGTTGATATGGAAGCAGCTATAATAGACAAAGAACTCTGTGATTGGCAATCCTTAAAAAGTAAAAATAAAATGGGTTTGGGAAAAAGAAATATAAAACAATGTGAAACAGCTTCAGAAAAAGATGCTGTTATATGGACAAGTGTTGATGTAGATGCTTTAATAAAAAGATTAGACATATTAGAAACAACAACATTAGAAGATGAAAAAGATTTAAGTTTTGTATATGAACAACCTGTAGGATCACTTAGATGGGTTATAAATCACAATTTAGGTAAGAAGCCATCTGTAAGATTAGAAGATCTTGCTGGTAATGATCTTATGGCTGAAATAGATTATATAAATAATAATACATTAGAAATAGTATTTGCAATACCCGTTGCTGGTAGTGCTTATTTAAATTAATAGCAACAAATAAATAACAATAAATAACAATTAATAATAACTAAAAAACAATTATGGCTTTTAAGTATTTGTCTCATTTAGAGACGTTAAACATTGACATGCAAGGGTATGAGTTACAGAATGCTGTAGTACACTCTCTTACCACTGCTACAAGACCCGCCAGTCCAACTGAAGGGCAAATTATTTACAATCAGACATCATCTTCTTTAGAAGTTTATGATGGTTCTAATTGGGTATCTGCAGCTGGTGATATTACTGATGTAACTGCCGGTGCTGGTTTATCAGGCGGTGGTGCTTCAGGTTCTGTCACACTTGCTTTAGATTATGCTGGTGCTGATAACTTTATCTTAGCTGCTGGTGCAGGTTCAGGTGATGTTACAACTGCTATGCACATTGCAGTATCTGATGCATCAGATAACGTTAACTATTATGATGTACTTGCTTTACCATTTACAGATAACACTGGTACTGTAACTAGCGTTGGTGGTACTGGTACGGTAAGTGGTCTTACTCTTACAGGAACTGTAACTAGTTCTGGTAACTTAACACTTGGTGGTACATTGGTACTTACAAGCAGTCAAGTTACTGATGCATTGGGTTATGAACCTTACGATGCTACAAATCCTGATGGATTTACTTCATTTGCTGAACCAGGTATTTTCTCTGGTGGTGGTACTCCTACTTTAGCTACTGGCGTTAGTGCTGCAGAAATCAGAACATTAATTGGTGCTGGTACTTCAAGTACTTCAGGTACGGTTACTTCTGTTGCTGCTGCTGGTAATGATGGTATTACTGTTTCAGGTTCTCCTATTACAAGCTCAGGTACTATTTCTTTAGGATTAGCTGATCTTAGCATTGCAAATGCTAAACTTGCAAATTCTCAAGTAACATTTGGTTCTACAACTGTAGGCTTAGGTGGTACTTCAACTTCTATTGCTGGTTTAACTGAATTAGATTTTGTTGCTGGTGATAGAGTTATTGGTGCTTCTATTGGTGCAAATAATTTAACTCTTGGTGCTGCAACTTCTACAGTTGTTATTCCTGGTGATTTGCGTGTTGATGGAACAACCACTCAAGTTAATTCTAATGAAGTTAACATTGGTGATGCAATTATTACATTAAATGCTGACGAAACTGGTGCTCCTTCTCAAAACGCAGGTTTTGAAGTAGAAAGAGGTACTTCTACAAATGTAAGTTTAGTTTGGGATGAAGCTGCTGAT